GCACTGCTGGTCAGTACTACGTTGCTGGTTATAAGGGTACTTCACCTTATGACGCTGGTCTGTTCTATTGCCCATATGTTCCCCTCCAGATGGTTCGCGCCGTTGGAGAGAACACCTTCCAGCCTAAGATCGGCTTCAAGACTCGTTACGGCGTTGTCGCTAACCCCTTCGCCCGTGGTCTTTCAGACACCAACGCTGGCGCTCTGGCTATCAACACCAACGAGTACTACAGACGTGTACGTGTTAACAACCTCATGTGATGCAGGTTGCTGCGGTTCGGGATGCCCGGACTGTCCCTTCAGACCTCCCGCAAGGGGGGTCTTTTTTTATCTAAATAACTAAAACGAGATATACCAATGAAACCATCACCTAAGCAAACTATCTCTGCTAACAACTACTATGAGAGAGTAGTTGCTCATCTGATCGAAGAAGGATATGCTGATACTGAATCAGATGCTAGTAAAATCATCGAAGGAATGAGCGAAGCATGGTTTGATCTTATCATGGAGGTCTGATGAAATCCTTTGAGTCATTCATCAATGAAGCAAAAGTAAAGAGGTGCCCACCAGGCAAATATTACTGCTATACTGACAAGAAATGTAAAGCAATCCCCGGCGGTTATCATGTAGGTCGGGGTGGATACCTTGCCAAGGATAACGATGATTCAGATTCTAACGGAGATGATGCAGCTAGCGATACCAAGTCTAATGGCAACGGTGGTAATGGCAATGGGAGTAGCGGCAGTAATGGCGGCAACGGAGGAGGCAACGGAGGATAATGGCAAGCGCATTCGCTAATCAGATTCAGAATAGAAACTTTCTGTCTCCTGTTGGTTTTAGATTTACTTTAGCAAAAACTCCCAAGGTTTCATTTTTCTGCAACTCTGCACGTATTCCTGAAATTAATCTTGGAGTTGCTAATCAACCAACTTATCTGAAAGATCTTGACATTCCTGGAGATAAGTTGACCTATGGTGACTTAACTCTTAGGTTCTTGGTTGATGAAAACCTAGAAAACTATATGGCAATTCATAACTGGATGACTGGTCTTGGATTTCCAGAAAGCACACAGGATTTCAAAGATCTGACTACTGATGATGATGGTCAGAGAGATTTTGAAGAGCAGTTCAGTGATGGTAATTTACAAATCCTGAATAGCAACTTCAGAGCAGTTGCAAATGTTAAATTTTTCAATCTATTTCCAATAAGCCTCACATCACTTGACTTTGATGCTACTGAACCTGATCTTCAGTACTTTACAGCAGAGGCATCTTTCAAGTATACTGTGTATAATATCTTAGGAACTGATAACAGAACGCCCTTATGAACCTTGAAAAAATTCAGGAGATGTGGCAGAAAGATTCTGTCATTGACCCTGATAATCTACATGATGAGTCATTAAAAATTCCCCAACTGCACTGCAAGTATTATACTCTCTATAATACGATTACTTTGCTGCGCGAGAAAGCAAAAGATTCTTATAATAAAACCAGACTAGAACGATACAATTATTATACTGGAAAGGCACCAGCAGAAGTTTATATTGAGGAACCTTTCCCATATAAAGTAAGAGAGAAAGATGCTATACAGAGGCACATAGAAGCAGATGAGAAACTCAATGCTATTGACCTCAAAGTAAAGTATTATGATGTTATGCTGAAGTTCTTAGAAGAAATAATTAGGAATGTTTCTAACAGAACTTTTCAGATCAAGAATGCCATCGAATGGAACAAGTTCCAATCAGGTTTTAACTAAATAGTAGTCAAACGGTATCACCACGGACTTTTTATGTCTTCAAATTCCTTTTATGATGATTTTGATGGCGAAGAATATACCGGAGAAGAAGATTTCCTAATGCAAATCTTTATGGGAATAGATGAACTTAGAGTTCTATATTCTCATGTCTGTTACGCTATTGAGACTTGGCCTGGTTCACCAGCAAGACCACCAGAAGAACAAGAGTATCTAATGAATCTGAAGCAAAGATTATTTGCCATGATATGCGAATATCAGTTCTCAGGGACTCAATAAATATCCATAGGTGATTCTTATGGATTATGTCTCATTTGATAATATCAAAGAAAAACGAAGTTTATATTCAAGTAAAGGCAGATCCCCACGTCTACTATGAGTTAGCAGACCAGTTTACGTTTGACGTACCTGGTGCTAAGTTCATGCCACAATATCGCAGTAAGTATTGGGACGGTAAAATAAGATTGTTTAATACCCAGACAGGTGAAATCTATGTCGGGTTGTTAGACAAGGTTATTCAGTTTTGCAAGAACCACGAATACACTTATGAGTTCGCGGATAACAAGTTTTATGGTACTCCCTTTGAGGTAAATGAAGGGATATCAAAGGAAGGTGTCAAGGATTATATGAATGCTATTAGCAAGCACCGCCCACGCGATTACCAAGTAGAAGGTGTTTACGACGCTCTAAGACATAATAGAAGACTGTTGATATCCCCAACTGCTTCTGGTAAGTCTCTAATGATATATTCTGTTGTGAGATATTACGTTGAGCGAGGACAAAATACTCTGATAGTCGTTCCAACGACTTCCCTTGTAGAGCAGATGTATAAAGATTTTGAAGATTATGGTTGGGATGTTGGTTCATATTGCCACAAGATCTATGCAGGTAGAGAAAGAGAGACTGATGCTCAGGTAATCATTACCACCTGGCAATCCATCTACAAACTCCCCCGAAAATACTTCGCAAGATTCAATGTGGTTGTTGGAGATGAAGCACACCAGTTCAAAAGTAAGTCATTAATATCTATAATGTCAAAACTTTGTGATGCCAAGTATCGTTTTGGTTTCACTGGGACACTGGATGGGACACAGACTCACAAGTGGGTTCTTGAAGGATTGTTTGGACCATCATATAAAATCATTAACACTGACGAGTTGATGAAGAAAGGTCATCTGGCTAAACTGGATATCAAAATACTTTTACTGAAGCACCCATCACATAAGTTTGAGGTATTTGAGGACGAAGTACAGTATATCATCAATCACCAGAAACGTAATAACTTTATCAAGAATCTAACACTTGATCTCAAAGGTAATACTCTGGTATTGTTTAGTCGTGTTGAGGGACATGGAGAGCCTCTATACGATTTAATAAATAAAAGTAAGATTGATAATCGTCATGTGTTTTTTGTCCATGGCGGAGTAGCAGTTGAGGATAGAGAAAAAGTCCGTGAGATTACCGAACAAGAAAGCAACGCAATAATCGTTGCATCCTATGGGACGTTCTCCACAGGTATTAATATTAAGAACTTACACAATGTTATTTTTGCTTCTCCATCAAAGTCAAGAATCAGAAATTTGCAGTCAATTGGTAGAGTACTTAGAAAAGGAAACAGCAAAACCAAAGCAACTCTTTATGATATCGCTGACGACATATCCTACAAATCCAGGAAAAATTATACACTTAACCATCTGATAGAAAGAATCAAAATCTATAACGAAGAAAATTTTAATTATGATATTGTAAGCGTACCCATTAGAGAATAATATGTCTGACGAATTCTATTGTATTTTAAAACTTGTATCTGGGGAAGAGATTCTATCACTAATCTCTGTTGATGATAATGATAATGATCCTATGATCATTCTTCAAAATCCAATCACTGTGAGATTGGTACATAATTATGCAGGTGCTCACATCAAAGTAAAACCTTGGATGGATTTATCTAATGACGATATCTTTATGCTTCGTCTAGACAAGGTAATGACTATGAGTGAGACTACTGACGAAAAACTGATTGAGATATATAATAACTATATTAAAGAAGAGATGGAGGAAGAAGACTCTATCGATACTTACAAATCCTCTACCGATGAACTTAACGGTTCTGTTAAACCATCTTCTAAGATGGGATACTTATCGACAGTAGAAGAAGCAAGAGTGGCTCTAGAGGATCTTTATAAGCTAGAAGATAATAAAGAAAGCTAGATATCACTCATGAACCTCCACAAAGGTTATTGTACACATATATTGGAACCTTGTCAAGCCCTTATCTGTGTGCTATAATAAACACAACTAATCAGTGGGTCAATGAAACATCATGGCAAAGAAAAAATCAGAACATTATGTAAACAATAAAGAATTGCTTGAGGCAATGATTGTTTACCGTACTAAAGTAGAAGCGTCATACAAAAAGTTTTACAATAAAGATCTCACTGAGCAACCTAAGGAAGAAAGGGCTAAGCGTTGGGAAACTAAACCACCAATCCCTAACTATCTTGGAGAGTGCTTTCTGAAGATTGCGACACACCTCTCATACAAACCGAACTTTGTGAACTACATGTTCCGTGAGGATATGATATCGGATGGTATTGAGAACTGTGTACAGTACATTCACAACTTTGACCCTGCGAAGTCAAAGAATCCTTTTGCTTACTTTACTCAAATCATTCACTATGCATTCTTGCGTAGGATTCAGAAAGAGAAGAAGCAATTAGAAATTAAAAATAAAATTATTGAGCGAACAGGGTTCGATGAGGTTATGATGGCAGACGATAACCTTCTCTCTGCTAGCAGGTCTGATCTCAACACAATGAAGGATAACATTCAGTATCGTAATCGATGAAAGTTGCTATTATCACAGACACCCACTATGGCGCCAGGAAGGGTTCTAAGTATCTTCATGACCACTTCGAACTGTTCTATAAGAATATCTTCTTTCCGACCTTAGAAGAGCAGGGTGTGGAAGCAGTAATCCATATGGGTGATGCTTTTGATAGTCGCAAGTCGATTGATTACCAAAGTCTTGAATGGGCAAAGCGTGTTGTCTTCGACCCACTGAAAAAATACGAAGTGCATATCGCTGTCGGTAATCACGATACTTATTATAAAAATACTAATGAAATCAATTCTCCAGGTCTCCTTCTGCAGACATATAAAAATATTAAAACTTACGATAGGGCAACTGAAGTCACAATCGGCGGGCTCAAGATATTAATGCTGCCATGGATTAACGCAGCAAATGAAGAAGATACTATCAAGACAATTAAAAAGACCAAGAGTACAGTTGCTATGGGTCACCTTGAAATCAATGGGTTCAGGGTTCATAGAGGATATGTGATGGAAGAGGGTATGAACTCTGATATCCTTAATAAGTTTGATCGGGTTTTCTCTGGTCACTATCACACCAGGTCTGATAACGGTAAGATCTTTTATCTGGGTAATCCATATGAAATGTTCTGGACTGATGTTAATGACACCAGAGGGTTTCATATCTTTGATACTGAGACATTAGAACTAACTCCAGTTAATAATCCTTATAAATTATTTCATAACATCTATTATGAGGATACCAACTATAAACTCTTTAACGCCAAGGAGTATGAGAACAAAATCGTAAAGGTCATTGTCCGTAAGAAGTCAAGTCCC